GCGTACCAACATGGACGCAATCTAAGACAGCGGCAGGGCGGGTGGATTCCAAAACGGAGGTACTAGGATGGCTAAAAAAAGCAGGAAGCAAACAGGCGAAGCGGTACAACAAACGGCAACAATTGAGCAACAACCGATCGAGCCGATCTATCGGCAATTTACTCCAAGACCATGCACGATGTGCGAAACCAGGCGACCACATGGAACGAATGCAAGCTACGTTTATTGCACTCTGGGCAAGATCCGTTTTTGCAAGTGCAAGAACTGCAACCATACTTGGAGTCAAGAAGGCAAGTAAATTCTATCGACTGTACTAGGCTAATGGTACAGGCTTATTGAGAATGTTTGCTCTCCATGCAATCCTTGTTGCATGGCATCAGCGGCAAGTCTGTTAACGCTCATCGACGCAGCTATTGAGGCTCTCTTAACCGGAGGGGCTCAGCAGTATTCTATTGGCTCAAGAACGGTTACCAAGCTTGACTTGAAGTCGCTCTTTGAAGAACGACGGATGCTCCAACAGCAGGTTGAGCGTGAAAGCGGTTCTGGTGGCGTGACTCTTGGCAGATTGTCGAGGGCTCGCCGATGATCGGAAGTTTCCTCGATTCTGTTATCACGGCTATCAGCCCAACGGCGGGACTCCGAAGGGCTCAGGCTCGAAAGGTGCTCCGATCCTTCACGGGTGCCGAGCCATCGCGAATCTCTAGCAGTCGCAAGCCGAAAAACAATCCAGCGGACATGGAGCTATCAGGGCCATTTGGTGCTGATACGCTTCGGGCATGGGCTCGGGACTTGGTGCGGAACAATGCTTACGCATGGGGCGTGGTTGATACCATTGTCTCGTCGGTGGTTGGGTGTGGCATCAAGGCCCAGAGCCAGTTCGAAACTCCAAGCGGAGACGACATCGAAACCATCAACGACCAACGCGACAAGATTTGGTCGGAGTGGGCCGAAGTCTGCGATGTCAACGGCAAGTTTACCCTCGACGAAATCCAGGCGATTTGCCAACGTGAAATGGTTGAGGCCGGTGAGGTGCTCGTAAGGCTCATTAGAACGCCGGGCAAGGTCTATCGAGGAATCTATCGGCCAGTGCCTTTAGCTCTCGAATTGATTGAAGCTGACCGCCTTGCAGGGGACAAGGACAACTACGCAGCGCGGTTAACTCCGGCTGGTGACAATCGCATCATTCGCGGGGTCGAGGTTGATGATCTTGGCCGTCCTGTGGCGTACTGGATCTACAAGGACCACCCATTGCAACCCTACGCTGTGACTCGCACTCCCGAGCGTGTACCTGCCCATGAGATCATGCACTTGTACCGGCAAGATCGCATCGGCCAAACGAGGGGCGTTACTTGGTTTGCTCCTGTGGTCACTCCGGTGCGGGATCTTGGAACCTATCTTGACAACGAGCTACAAGCTTCGGCTGTGGCAAGTTGTTTCACGGTGGCGATCAAGACTGATACGCCACTTGGGAATCTGATCGAGCCCGATGGAGTCGGCAACACTGACGACGCAGGCAATAGCTATAGCCACGTCGAGCCTGGAATGGTGATGAACCTTCGACCTGGTGAGGATGTTGTAGGGCTCAATCCAGGCCGTCCTAACTCAGCGGCAGAACCTTGGATCGCTTTGATCCTGCGTCAGATCGCAGTCGGTACTGGGCTATCCTATGAGACGGTGGCAAGGGACTACAGCCAGACATCCTACAGCTCATCAAGAACGAGCCAATTGGAAGATCGTCGCCGGTTTCGATGTTGGCAGAAATACTTGATCCGACATTTGCTACAGCCCATTTGGGATGCTTTCTTGGATGCGGCGGCACTCAGTTCACTTCCCTCGTTTCCCACCTCCAGCGAGCTACTGAGTGACCGTCGCACTTTTGCCCCTGTCGAGTGGATGACACCCGAATGGGAATGGGTCGATCCTCAGTCGGAGCAAGCAGCGGCTAAGGATGCGATCGAATCATTCATGAGCGACTACCAAACCGAATTGGGTGCAAGGGGTCGATCATGGAAAGCAGTAATGTACCAACGCGCCAAAGAGAACGCACTCAAGAAAAAGCTTGGCTTGCTGACACCACAAGAACAACAGCTAGCAATCTCTGCGGCTCAATCATCCGCACAAGGCCAAGAGTCAGCACTTGCACAGCAAGCAGATGAAATAGCACAGCGAATGTCTGACATTGCGGAAAGCAGGGTAGCCAATGCCTTATGACGCAAAGACTACAGCGGCTTGTCCGATCGCTAAACCTTGGGGAGTTTTCAAGTCCGATGAACGTCAACTCATGGGATGCCATGCAAGCGAATCGGATGCTAACGATCAGATCGCGGCTTTGTACGCATCGGAACAGGTCGAGCGTGCAAAGTATGACGGCATCGACTTTACACCTCCTGAGGGCGTGCGTGAAGAAGCTAAGCAGGGTCTTGAGTGGAGACGAGAACACAATCGCGGCGGGACTCCTGTTGGCGTTGCCAGGGCTCGTGATCTATCGAACGGCAAAGAGATCAGTCCCGATACGATCGGGCGAATGGTTTCCTACTTTGATCGTCACGAAGTTGACAAGCAGGGCGAAGGATGGAAGCCAGGCCAAAAGGGTTTCCCATCAGCGGGTCGGATCGCATGGGCTCTTTGGGGCGGTGATGCGGGTCGGTCTTGGTCAGCAAAGGTAAAGCGACAAATGGAAGCAAGAGACACTGTTGAAAGGATCGCTTCGGTGCCAAAGATCCAGCGAGCATTTCAGGCACCAAAAGACGGAAGAGCGGTCATTGCTACAGAGACTCCGATCGAGATTTACGATTCGGAGCGTCGGCAAATGATCCGTCAAGTTCTCTTGATGGATGGAGTGCAATTCCGCAACGGAAAGAATCAACTTCCAATCGTCGATTCTCACAATGATAAGACGGTTCGTAATGTGTTTGGCTCGATCCGAAACATCTCGATTCAAGATGGTTCGCTCGTTGGCGATGCGTCGTTTGCATCGGATGAAGAATCTCAAATTGTGGCGACTCGATACAACGAGGGCCATCTAAACGACTTCTCAATTGATGCTCAGATCCTTGCAAGGGTCTACGTCGCAGAGGGTCAACAATACACCACCCGACAAGGCAAGGTGATCGAGGGGCCAGCGGAAATAGTTACTGCTTGGGAACCTCACAACGCTTCGATTTGTGCAACGGGCGCAGATCCAAATTCCACGGTGCGAAGGTCTTATGACCAAGAAGAAAGGCAGGCAGGCATGAACGAAGAGCTAATGGCTCAACTCACAGCCCTTGGTCTCCCAGAGGGGATGACCGATGCGAGCGAGATTATCAAGTGGATGGCAGACCACATGGAAAAACCATCGCTTGAAGTCGAATTGATGGAGGGCGAAAAGCCATTCGGAGAAGCGATGCGAGCCGAGCATGACAAGCCCGAAGGTGAGGCAATGCGAATGGATGACAAGGTACAAGAAGAAGTCGCAAGACAACTCAAAGCAGTTGACGACCGACGCAAGGCAATTTACTCAGCGGCAACACTGGCGAAGGTAGAGCGTGCCTTTGCAGATGAGCTTGTTGAATCAGGATGTTCAGTTCAAGACGCTCAAGAAAGGATCATCCGAAAGATGAGCAATTCCCCAATCGGACAGACTGTCGGAAGCGATGTTCGCGTTACCGAGTCGGAGCATGACAAGTTTGAGAACGCCGCAAGATCAGGCTTGATTCAGCGATGTTTCCAAGGCAACATCCAACGAACCAAGGCTCCGACGGCTGAAGGTGATTCCGAGTTCCGAAACCTCGGGCTCTACCGTCTTGCTGAGGCTTGCGTGCGACGCATGGGAGCCAATCCAGAGCGATTCACTAAAGCCGATGTTGCGCGAATGGCGATGGGCCATCAACCTACTCTTGATCGTCATCGCATCCGTCGATCCGATGCATACCATACCACGGGAAGCTTCGGGAGCATCCTGCTTGATGCGGTCAACAAGACCTTGCGGGCGGCTTACGATGAAGCTCCCTTCACTTGGTCGCTTTGGGTTCGCCAACGTGCAAGCGTGGATGACTTCAAAGATATCAACGTGGTTCAGCTTTCGGAGTACCCAAATTTCGAGCAAGTCCCTGAGACCAAGCCTTACCCTGAGAAGGGCTTGAGCGATCGACGCAAGAAGTACCGCGTCTCGAAATACGGTGCTGAGTTCACTGTGTCTTGGGAGACGGTTATCAACGATGATCTCGACGCATTGTCCCGCATTCCAGCGATGCAAGGGCAAGCGGCTCGACGCACTCAAGAGCGATCCGTTTACGATGAGTTCTTGAGCAACCCGATCATGCCTGACGGCGTAGCTCTGTTCTCTGCTTCTCACGCAAGCGGAACGAACATTACAGCGACGACTCCAGCGGCTCCAAGCGTGACGACTCTCAACGAAGCTTTCGAGCTTATGAGTTTGCAAAAGGGTCTCAATGGATCGATCTTGAATCTGTCTCCAAGGACTCTGCTTGTTCCTCAAAACTACGCAGCTTCGGCTCTGGAATTGGTCAACAGCCAATCCTACGCACAGAGCAACGGCAACAGCGGCGTTGTCAACATCTACGGCGTCAATGGCGTTCGACCGCTTCAAGTTGTTGCTACTGCGTTGCTCGATGCGAACAACACTACCAACTGGTACGCCATCGCCGACAAATCGACAGTTGACACGATGGAGATCGCTTTCTTGGCTGGTGAGGAATCGCCATTCCTTGAAAACGATTGGGACATGAGCCGAGATGTTTATACCTACAAGGCTCGACAGACCTTCGGATGCGCGGTGATCGATCACGTCGGCATCTTCGGCAACCGTACCTAAGTCGGTTGATTGACTCACAGCCCTGGTCGGCAATGGCCAGGGCTTTCTTTGACAGCTACAACACAATACAAAAGGAATTCAGACGATGAGCGATATTCGAGACTTTCAAATCTTCTATGACGACTTCAACGGGGCGGTGGCAACGCTTCCAACCTCGGCGGATCCAGCAACCGCTTGGTTAGTCGATGACACCTCGTCCAGCGGTACGCCGACTTACACCAAGGGCACGAGTGAAGCTACCTTGACTCTCGCAGCAACCAGCGAGATCGAGAACATTTGCTTGCACTTCAACGATGCGTTGGACTTCGACATCGATTTGATCCAGCGGATCGAAATGCGAGCGAAGATTGGAGCATCGACATTGACCAGCGGCTCAATCCTTTGCTTCGGTCTTGGTTCGGCTCGAGACGATACCGCTAACAGCGTCGTTGCAAATGCTTGGTTCCGCATGGAAGGGGCATCGAGCACTACTCAGGTCTATGTAGAGACCGACGACGGAGTACGCGATAACGATGATGTGGCAACAGGCGTCACCCTCGGGACTTCCTACAAAGAGTTCGTGATTGACTTCACGGGCGGCAAGTCTAATGTAAAGTTCTACATCGACGGCAAGCAGGTCGCTGCAGGTACAACCTTCGACATGAGCGGGTACAGCCTTGGATTGCAGCCGATCATTCAGTTGCAAAAAGCGGCTAACACGAACGTCGATTCGGTTGTTTTGGATTACGTCAAAGTAGTCTGCAAGCGATAAGCGATGAGCCTTCACGACCTCATCAAAGAGGATGCCAAGAAGGTATTCGCCAACCCTGATGATTTTGCAGAGCCGATCGTTTACTACAAGCGGAATGGTCGGTCTCGCAAGATTGATGCGGTGGTTGTACGCGAAGCCCTTGCCATCCTCCCCGAAGATGGTGACGTTGTTTATCCGGTTTTCGAGATACACGTTGCCAATGATGAGACCGAAGGCATCGCAAGCGACGAATTGAATCTAGGCGGAGACGAACTAGAATTTGCGGATCGAGTTGGTCAACCTGTTAAGCGGCACTCGATCCTAAGACTCACTAGCCACGATGAAGGGATGTTGATTCTCGAATGCCGGTAGCAGTCGTTGAAACAATCGCTCTCGCTCTTAAGTCGCGTCTCGATGCGATGATCGGTAGCGGTTCGTACTCAACTGATATCAGCGAGGTACAGCGTCCAAAGCGATTCGCAGACTTTACGCCAAGGCATAACCAAATCGTCTTGACGCAAGGGCCATTGGATCGAGTCGGTGAGCTTGATAGGCCAGGTGTTCCGCCTGCTAATGCCTACAGGCAGACCTTCAACATCCATTGCCATGTCATGCAGGACGAACGAGGGCAGGAGGCTATAGACGAAATGCTAAATGCTTTCCATGCGGATGTTGTAAAAGCGATTGCAAGCGGTTCATCGACTTGGCATACTTTCGGAGGTTACGCTATCGATGCGGTGTTTGGTTCGGTACAATTCATCGCGGCGGATGGCGGAATCGATGGACTTACTGTCCCTTTGCAAATTACTTTCAGGGTCTCGGAAGATGACCCAACGGAGCTTCGGAACTGATGCTAAAAATCACAGTTGACGAAGCCTCAATCCGGCAAATGAAAGAAAACCTCGGTGCGTTTGGCGATCACTTGCCAAGGCACTTGGCTACAGCGGTTAATCGGACTGCAAAGACTGTCCGAGTGCAAGCGGCAAAGGCACTCAATCCGCTTGTTAATCTCAAGCTTTCGAGTGAGAACAAGGGCGTAGCCAAACCGATCAACAAAGCGGCAACGCTCAAAAAGACGATCAAGCAAAAGAACAAAGCCGAGCCAGGTAACGCAGGCGTGACGATCGGTCTTTGGGAAGGTCATCATTTCCCGGTGCGGATGAATGAAGCCAAGTCCTACAGCAAAAAGCGACGGGGGAAAAGGCAGAGCCTCGGCGTTCAATACAAGACGCACATGGGCGGCGGGTGGACTGTAATCTCCGATGGCTTTATTCAATCGCGATGGCGTGGCGATGTTTACAGGCCAGCGAGTGAAGGGGCTCGAAAGCTTGTTAGGGTGCTTGGCAAGCGACCAGGTGATTACTTCCGCGAAGGCAACATCGGGACTATCGCAGCAGATACAGCAAGGGAGCGACTCCCAATTGAAATCAATCGGCGGCTAAGAGAGATTATTCTTGCGGCCAGTGGACAGATCAGACTAAGAGCATCAAGGGAGCTAGGTAAATGACGCTACTGAAACGCAAGCGAGTATTGGCAGCCAAGATCGAATCTACACCGGGCACAGCGGAAGCTTTAACGGCATCCGAAGCGGCTTTCAATTGCTATGATATTTCGATCCAAACCGAAACGGAGCTTGAGGCCAGAGAGGGTCAAGCATCCTTCGGGATGCGTGCTTCGGTTCCAGGCAATTACAAGGGCCGATTGACTTTCAAGCATGATGCGTCTTGGGATGGTACAGCAACCGAGCCATCATGGGCCGATACGTTTCTCCCTGCTTGCGGTTGGGTCAAGTCGGGTCAAGTGTTCACCCCTCGGACGGAAGCCCCTGGGACGAACGTAAAGACCCTTACGATGGCCGTTTACATCGACGGCGTTCGTAAGCTTCTGCGTGGATGCGTTGGGACTTTCAAGATCAATTGCCCAACAGGAAAAGCGGCATTCCTTGAGTTCGATTTCATGGGTGTTTGGGAGTCTCCGACTGATACGGCCATCTTGGTTCCAACCTATCCGACGGCAAGCCCATTGCGGTTTGCATCATCGACGACTACATGGAACAGCGTTGATCTTGCAGTTGAAAACATGACGCTCGACAGCGGCAATACGATGATGCTTCGGGAGGACTCCAGCAACGTCGCGGGGCTCAAGTGCGGACTGATTACCAACAGGCTTATCAAGGTTACTGGCAATCCTGAGGCCAAGCTTGTTGCTACCAACCCGGTTTATGCCAAGATGCTCGACATGAGCGAGCACGCTCTGACCTGGGATCTTGACGGGCCTACCAACAGCAAGATCACGATCGCTTGTCCGAAGGCTCAGATCGTCGGCTTGACCGAAGCGGATCGCGAAAACATGGTCACTGACGAAATCGAGTGGCAAGCAAATCGAAACGGGTCATCCGTCGATGAGGAATGCTCGATCACTTTCACAGCAGCAACTTAATAGGCATCGGAGGTAACGTGCCAATCTTTTTGGAACCAGATCAAAGCTTTTCGGTGGTGCTTGCATCCGACAAGGACAAGCCCATCGAATCGCGGCCAGTGTTTCGCGTCAAGTCGCAATCCATGCGGCATCAACGCAAGCTACTTGAGGTCATCGACATCATCCACAAAGATGGTGTTACTGTTGACGAAATATTCGACGCAACCATCGATCAACTCAAGAGGGTTGTTTGTGGTTGGTCGAACATGGGGCAACCGTTTAGCGTCGATGCTCTCGATGAACTCTTGACGTTTAGCGAGGCTAGAGAGTTGCTTTCGTTGTGTGCGTACAATCAACGAATGGACGACTCCGAAAAAAAAGACTGAGAGTCGCGGCATTGATACGGCAGGGATCACTCTGTCGGCATTGCAGCGACAAAGAATGCAAGGACAAAGGAACGAGCCATGAGCCAATCGAGATCGAATGCACAGCCTGCAACGGTGGCGGATGCGATCAATGCGATCAAGGCATCTTTCGCGTTGAAGGTTGTCCGAATCGATATTGCGATGGGCTCGGGCAGTTCGTCGAGTTGGTTGACTTGTTCGATGAGGGCTTACCACCTGTAGCGGGTGGGGCTCTTGATCAGGCGGTTAGTTTCCTAGAGGCAGCAAGACGGTTTAAGAACGAAGAACAACGAGCAAAAGCGGAGCGAGCATAGATGGCAGGCGATGCGGTCAAGATCGTTATAGCGGCGGAGGATAAAGCATCCGCACAGGCGATGAGCGCAGCCAAAAACATCGAGGCATCTGTTAAGGGTATCAAGGAGACCGGCCAAAAGGCTAAAGCTTCGACCGAGTTCATCGGCATTCTTGCTGGTCAACTTGGCGGCGGTCAGCTTGCATCAGCGGCTCAACAGGTCGCAGCCATCACAGAGAAGGTCGGCCAGTTCGCTGAGGTGCAAAAGCTAGGCGGGGCCGGTGCTAATCTCTTTAAGGCTGGTATCGCGGCTCTTGTTGGCGTAATGTCGTTTCAACTCGGCAAGTCGATCGGCGAAATGATCTTCGGAGTTCAAGAGGTCAAGGACGCACTGACCGAAGCGACTGAGGATACCGAAAGATTTACGGCGTCTCTGCTTGAACTGTCGAACAAAAAGTTTTCGGACACGCTCGAAGATATCGCACTCGTTCGCGACCCAAGAGCAAGACAGCAAGCGGCATCAGATGCTTTCCAAGGCATCCTTAAAGAGCTAAACAAAGCATATGACGGGATGCACTCTAGGCTCACGCAGATCGATAAACTCAAGTCTCAATTCGATCCGTTTGGAGAGAACACCGACGCGATCAATCAGCTACAGCTAGAGGCCAATTCTCAGGTTGAAATCATTAACAATCTTGAGAAGCAAAAAGAGCGAATGGGCGAGCTCTACGGGCCTAGAGCGTTGCAGATCCAAGCGATTAAGGATCAGCAAAAAGCAGAGGATGAAGCAGCGGCAAAAGCCAAGCAGATTAAAGACTCGGCATTGAATCAACTCAAGAAAGCCAACTTTCAATACATAGAATTGACAAAGGGTATCGAAGCATCAAGGGAGGCTCAGCTTGCCGACGAGGGCATAACAGGTATTGATGCCGAGCGTATCATTCTGGCCGAGCGTGCTGCGGACATTGCCAAGAAGAACGCCGAAGATAAAAAGCGAGCCGACGACGAAGAACAAGCAAGGCTTAAGCGGGTCGCTGACTTGCAAGCTAGTGAGACTCAGCGACTTGAAGAACAGCGAATCCTTTTGACGCAAGGCGAAGAAGCGGCGAATCGATTCAGGCTCGTTCAAGAGGGACTGTCGGAAGATGCGGCGGCTAGAATCGCAGCAGAGCAAGCGGCATTGGACAAGCAAAAGAAGCAAAGCGAGTTAGCCAAGAAGCTATCGGAAAAGCCTCAGTTGATGGCTGTCGAGCAACGGCTTGTGATGCGCGGTGCTTCTGAGGACATCCAAAAAGATATTGCATCCAATACGCTCAAGACTGTCGAGAAGCTTGGCGAAGTAACCGAAGCAATTAAAGCGATGCCGAAACAAGGTGCTGAGAATAACTTTCAGTTGGAGTTCGTAGGATGAGCAACATCATCGAAGTGACTGAAATGTGGTCTAAGCCGGTTTCGTCGGTCACGCTATCGGACAACTTCCGCAAGCGGCAAATCAAGCTCCAACGAGCATTCCAGATCCTCACGACTCCACAGGCTAAGGAGGTCGATTGTTTTTCATCGACCGGAATCCTAGAGGGCGATCGGTTCTCGGCAGACTTTCCATATGCTTTCGCCGACAATTTTTCTTTGAGCCGACAAAGCTTAATCCTGTGGCAGTTGAATATCGACTACACCGGCGAACTAGGGCCAAGCGAGAATGAGGACAACCCGCTTTTTGCTCCACCTCGAATCGATTGGGACGACGTTGAGACCGAGGAAGAAATAGACGAGGATTGGGACGGCAACCCGATCCAAACGGTCAACGGTGAGCCCATCGAGGGCGTTAAGACGTTGCTCCCCGATCAGACGGTTACGATCAAGCGTAACATGCTGATGTTCAATCCATACGTCCAAGCGGCGTATCGTAGATCGGTCAACTCCGATTTGTTTTTAGCATGGCCACCGGGCACAGCCAAACTGATGAAGCTATCCGCGTCCAATGTGGTCACGCCTCAGCTTGCCTACTGGGAAGTAACCGGACAGATCCGATTCAGATATCCATACCGAACGACCAACGAGAAAGCTTGGTATCGACGAACAAGGCATCAAGGATTCTACAAGAAAATCGAAATCGACGATCCTGCAAACCCAGGCCAAAAGAAAAACATCATCGTCCGAGCACTCAAGGGCGGCGAGCCTACAAACCGTCCGGTTTTGCTCGATGCGAACGGTTTCGAGATACCACAGACCGAAGGTCAACAAGTGCAGGCACATTGGCTAGAGTTTAAGATTTACAATCCATTACCCTACGGAGCACTCGGACTACTATGACAACGATTCCTGACATTACGATGGTCTTACCTCCCGAGGTCATCACCAATTACACGATCGCGGGTAATGCGGACATCGCTTACACCAAGATCGCTCAACGGGTCTTGGCCGAGTCGGTTATTCCACTGACTCAGGCGCGCGTATGGGATGCGGTTCAAACCAACTTACCTGCGACACCGGCCAGCGATGACCTAGGCATCATTACAGGCACTTGGGGAACCAATCCGGTCAGAATTACGGCCGGCGATGTAAAGGCTCTAGGATCGACGACTAGGCGGCTCTATTTGGCGATTCCGATCCCATCGAACTACGAGGATGGCCAAACGATTCAGCTGCGGATCCGGGCCAAGATGGAAACCACGGTAGCGGACACATCTTGCACAATCGACGCTGAGGCTTACGTCGGCTCCGATGGGGCTCTCGGTTCGGATCTTGTAACGACTGCGGCGGCATCGATGAACAGCCTATCGGCGGCGAATTATGATTTCACGATCAACGCAACCGGGGTCGATCCTGGGGATCTGCTTGAAGTCCGTTTAAGCATCGCTAGCAACGATGCAGCAACGGCCACGGCGGTCACGCCTGCGATCTACTCGGTCTCGTTGCTCTGCGATACAAGGGGCTAAGATGGCTCAACAGATCGGAGCGTATACGCCAAAGCAGGCTAAGCGTATTTGGGATGCTGTGCAAGCTTTCGAGCGATCAGGCACAGCGTCGCAAGGGGCTTTCCTGCCTTACACGCCGACTCCGATCTACTACGTCAACAAGTCCACTGAAACGATCCCTCCCTACGGTTGCATCCAAATGATCGGTGCATCCGAGATCGACGGGACGACGTATATCGAGGTTGATCGTCCATTCGATTACACCGATTCGGTAATGGGGCCATTCCTGCTCAATGGGCCGGGTGAGTGCTTGCGGGATGAGATCGGGACGGCTCAATGGGGGCCAGTGTTTAGAGCGACAAAAGATTCAGCGACTTACACAACAGGCACTCGGATGGGGCCAGTAGAATCATCGTTCGATCTGTCGAAGGGGTGCTTGTTCACTTATATCGGCGACGACGAACAAGAGATCGATTTAATCAAGGTCATCGCCTGCGAGACTCCATTGCTAGCGGTTGCAACATCGGGGATCAGTGCCAATAGTAGCGGAACGGTAACCGCGAAGGCTCCCGCTAGTGGAAATTGGACAGCTGGAAGCGTAACATATACCGCATGGAATCCGACGGGCGTTGCAATTGGATCAGCGGCTCTTGTGCTGTTGTTTCCAGTCGATGCCAAGTGGCTTGCAGTGGAGTTGTGCTAATGGGTGGAATGGGCCGATGCTGTTGTGCTTGCGATTGCTTGCCATTGGAGGACTTGCCAACGGTAACCATTAGCGGCTACACCGGAGGCGGTTGGTCAGGCGATTGTTGCTATGAGCAAACATTTACGCCAAACAGTACGCCAAGTTGGTCTAAGTCTTGTAGCGGGATGCTGTACGAGGGACTCGTCAATGAGCAATGCGTAACAGATCACAGTCGATTCTTGACACCGAACTATCGAGGTTTTGAGTTTGCTCCAACTGGTTGCGATGAGATCGCCCAGGATTATTGCTGTCCCGAGGGCGTTGAATTAATCGCGACAACTACAACCGATTGGGAGTTCAAGGATAACGCATTCCTTGCAGTCTGGCGAAGGGTAAGAGAGATCAAGGTTAGGATCAGTCAAGAGGAAGTAGATTGCTCCGGTGTCGAAGGTCAGACAGGCGGATGTAAGATCGTTATTCGCTCAAGGATCATCTACGATTGGTCATCGAAGATTTACGGCAACGCGACTACAAAGGTGACGCAAACGGTCACGATGCACAACACAACATGCTTTGAGGCGAACCCAGATTTCATTATAAGCGATCCTACGCCGAGCGTGATTACTTGTAGCGACGTGCCGTCGAGCCCACCTGGTAGCGGTGATTGTCGATTTGGAGGTGAGTTCTATTTCGATCGAGTCAAATACTACGACACAATGCCAACTGGTAGCGTGTCGTTTGGTAATACCGATGTTCCAGGTTGCGACTCTACGTCGTGCGATTATGATCCATACAGCTACGTCTCATCTGTTTGCATCTACGGGCCGACTAGCCCAATAGCAAACAACCAGTGCATCTTCCAAGAGCCTTGTTATTGCACAGGGACAATCACAACTGACAATTCAACAATCAGCTACCCTGCCGAAGAATGCGACAGGGGAGATGCTTTGATCTTAGAGGTCGATGGATGCAATGATGATCCTTGCCCAGAGTTGTGTACATCAACGAACACTCAATGCGCAAACGATCCTGATCCATACGAGTGCCCAGGAACTGCATTGAATTTATCTAGGCTTGGATTCGACATCGATCCTGTTGATCTTGCGTTGTGCTTCCGTACCGGCATCGGTGAGTCTGATGGTCTTTGCTGTACTGTATACGGTGACAAGATCATCGGTTGCGGTGCAAGCAAGACTACTGCGGGATTCTTTCCAGCGACTCCATATCAACCTACTTTTGAATGTAGCGAAATCGCTTGCGATGAGGTTTGCTGTCGATTCTTCAACGATTGCCCTTGCTGTTATCCCGATGGAGTCTGCTTGGAGCTTTACGATCCTGCGAACTATTTTTCGGCAATCGATACACACACTCGATCCCAGTCTTGCACAGGTTTACAATCCGCTTCCGTTTGCACGAGTGCCCCATCATGGACAATAACACTGTCTTAAAAATCAACCTCGATGGCTCTCGTTACGTCGAGCAACCGCCACCAGTGCCAACGTCGAGTAAGATCGAGCTAGTCGGTCAGCAACCGCAACCAAGGCAACCAGTGAGCCAAGAGCAAGTGATTGCAGCAAGAGCCGAGCGAATAGCAAAACAAGGGCGGTTTGCATGGTCTTTGCTGCATAACTACAAAGGGTGCGATCCTCAATGGCTCGAATTGTGGGTCTATTTCATTCCGTCGCGGTGCGATTGTCGCGATGGATTCCAGCATATCCTTAAAGACTTGCCGCCGGATCACTCAAGCCCCGAAGCCTTTTTCGCTTGGGGCGTTGCACTTCACAATGCAGTCAATGCAAAGCTAGGCAAGCCACAAATCACGCTAGACGAAGCTTATTCAATTTGGAGGAAAAACGATGGGATGGTCAACTCGGAAGGTAGCTCGGAACGTAGTTGAGATCACGATCGATCTGACTCGCAACAAAGATTGGGAGCAGTGGGTCTTGCTTCGATCGGATGTCCATCATGACAATCCAAAGTGCGATCAAGAGCTAGAAAAACATCACTTGCAAGAGGCCATCGAGTACGATGCTCCGATCATCGATAACGGTGACCTATTCTGTGCGATGCAAGGCAAGTGGGATAAGCGAGCCGACAAGAATGCACTGAGGGAAGAACATCGAGGCGGCAACTACTTTGATTTGCTCGTTGAAACGGCGGCGGAATTCTACAAGCCCTTCGGTGCTCAATTCGCGGTGCTAGGAAAGGGTAACCATGAAACGGCGGTTACCAAGGCACATGAGACCGACTTGACCGACAGGCTGGCCTCTAGGATGCGTGCCCACGGGTCGAAAGTAGAATCGAGCGGTTATGGTGGATTCGTCTTGTTTCGCTTTCACGATGCCAAACAGAGGGACGACGGCAAGGGCCAAAAGGATTCCAAGGTGCTCTATCACTTCCACGGATCGGGCGGAGGTGGGCCAGTTACGCGCGGTGTGATTCAGACAAACCGAATGGCTGTTTGGAGTCCCGATGCCGACATCGTGCTGTCTGGTCACACTCACGACGAATGGGCGGTCACTATTCCGAGAATGCGAATATCCTCAAAGGGCGTTGTCTACCATGATGAACAGCTTCACATCCGGCCACCTGGGTACAAAGATGCTTGGGCCGACTCCGATCACGGCTTTGAAACGGAGAAGATGCTCGGGCCTAAGTCGCTCGGTGCGGCGTGGTTGCAGTTCACATGGTGCCCTCGTCGATGTCGCGTAATGGTTGATACGAAGCGAGCGAAATAATGGATCACTTCGCTACCCTTCGCGATGCGTTGAAACGAGCCAATCCAACAATCTCAGTCTCGGTCAGGCGGTGCAAGATGCCTCTTGGGTTGCTAGGTGATTGCCTTAGGATGGATGGTTATTTCCGCATTCGCATCAATGCCGATCGTCCAGAGCAAGTCCAGCTAGATACGCTTGTTCACGAATTCGCCCATGCAATCGCCTATCTTGAGTGGGAAAACACAGGAGAACATGGGCCGCAATGGGCTCAAGCCCACCTGGATTGCTACCGAATCTACGAAAAAACCGTCACCGGCTGAAAATTCTCTTGATCTTTTTTCCCTGCGTTTTCGTTGGCGAAACGTATCTTTGCGGGGAATCCTATCAATCTTTTTTCCGGAAATCCTGTTGAGAATTATTTGGCGTGGCGATAATATACACACGTCAGGCAAACGCAACGCAAACACGGAGACGAAAACGATGACCAAGACAAGACAAGACAGCAAGGGCAGAACCTGGAGTTACAATGATGCAGAGGGAAGCTGGACAAGTGGAGAAAACACAATCGGATGCGGAGGACGCAACGGAAGCAAGTGGCAAATCTGGGACGGGCCAGCCAAAGGATTCTACGAGTACTCAACACTCAAAGCAGCGATGGAAGCCTGCTAGGTGCGAGATGTGCGGCGAGCCTCTCCAGGAGTGGGAGGTTCGCATGTGTGAAGGATGTGGTTTAACCAACTGATGAGCCGGGAACGGCGAAACCCTTCGGGGTCTGGGTTTCAACACTTTTTTGGAGATAGAACGATGGCGAACCTACTAAAGAAATTGCAAGCAGACTTGCGAGCTGCCAGGGTCACCAAGGCGATGGCTGAGGCTGTCCAGGATGAAGCTTGCTACGCTGCGGCATGTGCTGAGATTAAGTATTTGACGCAAAAGATAAAGGATGCCAAACATGCCTAAGCGAACAAAAGAGCAACTGCTCGCAGAGATCAAGCAACTGGCCGAAATGATCGGATGGTCGGTCAAGTTTGCGACAGGCGAACAATTCAATCTAAACTACATCGGCAACGCAAGGCGATTGTCTCAAGAGCTTGCGGTTGAGTGCCAACGTCTTGAGGACTTGATGGACGAGGGGATCGAGGAAGCGGTACAGCATTTGAAAACGGAGCTAAGCAAAGATGGCAATTAAGAGCCTTGGCACAACCCAACCTTCGGATTGGATCGAGATCGCCCAAAAAGCGGCATCGCTAGAGGGCGTGACTCTTTCTGAGTTCGTCGGGCTTGCGATGGTCGATCGAGCCTTTGCTGTGCTCAAGGTTGATCCGGTCAAGGGCTGGAAAAAGCTTTCCAAGCGAACTAGAGGGAGGCCGAAAAATGACTGATCCATTATTGGGCGATCCGATTTGGATTTTGATTCGGATGCAAAAGCAGTACGAAACAAGCATGACGAGGGTTGCAAAAGTCTACCCTGTTCCGGTGTTGCACATTTGGCATCAGGCAGAATTTTACGATCATCCGCTAGGGCTGACTCGATGTCGATTTATGATTCAACGAGATCAGGACGTAGGTCTTGAAATGTGCAGGCAGATTGCCGAACTTTTTGCAAATACGTTTTCGAGCGATCGAAACGATTGGACGGTCTCGACAGAGATCATTGACGAAGATGAGGCGGTCGAGTGTCGAATCGCCTTGGAAGTGGTTTAATTTT